GCAGTTGGGCAGAGTAAAAGATTTACAAAAAAGGGTTGCTGCCGTTAGAAATAGACTTCCAGTAGGCCCTAATGCCAACAACGCTGTTTTTAATCGTGGAAACATGATGGGACCAGCCTCGGCAAGAGGAGTTGGTATGCAAGGGGCTTTGTTACATGCCACTACTCCCCTAGCCCGTAACCTTGGACGCGCAATGGGTACAAAACTAGGCGTAGCTTTACGGCCTGTTGGTCGAGCTATTGATAAAGCCATAGGAACCAAACCCAAAAAGAAACCTAAGAAGTAATCTAATGGCCCCCAAAAAGAACCCAAGTCTATCTCTTGGACGTGGTGAGAAATCACCAAAGGGGGGCCTTACCGCCAAAGGCAGGGCTAAATACAACAAGGCAACGGGGTCTAACCTAAAGGCCCCTCAGCCCGAGGGTGGTCCCCGTAAGAAGTCCTTCTGTGCTCGCATGGGCGGTAACCCTGGCCCAATGAAAACCCCAAGTGGTAAGCCTACTCGGAAGGCACTAGCTCTTAAACGTTGGAAGTGTAGTTAATTATGCCCCTATCCAAAGGCTCATCCAAGAAGGCCGTATCTAAGAACATCAGCAAGATGGTCAAGGAAGGTCGCCCTCAAAAACAAGCTATTGCTATTGCCATGAGCAAGGCTGGCATGGCTAAGAAATCTAAATAGCCACCAAAGGGGCCTGCAAGCGCCACCAAGGCCCCTCCACCCCCTTAAAGGTATATTCCCTCCTTATGACAACTAAAGCCCCCTTAGAGGCCCGCCTAAAGCGGTGCCCCAAATGTGAATTAACTTTATCACTTGACAAATTTCCTAAAAGTTTAAAAACAAAAGATGGTTTGCATTGTTACTGTAAACCTTGCAAAAAAATTTATAGTTTGTCTTGGTATCATGCTAATCCAGATAAAACCAGAAATTCAAGATTAAAAAACACGTTTGGCATTACGCTTGAGGATTATAATGACCTCTTAAAAGCCCAGAACGGTTGTTGCGCAATTTGCCAAACAGACACTCCAACAGGCAGTGCCAGCTTTCATGTTGATCATTGCCACAAAACTAATAAGATCAGAGGCTTACTCTGCTCTAAATGCAATCATGCTTTAGGTTTATTTAATGACAACCAAAACACCATCCGCAAAGCAATCAAATATCTTGACCGAGCAGAAGCTGAAGGACGACTTTAGCCTATTTTTGCGTCTCTTATGGAAAGGTCTTCAACTGCCTCCACCTACGCGCTCTCAATTAGCAATGGCACAGTACCTCCAATTTGGAGGCAACCGAATCCAACTTCAAATGTTCCGTGGTTGCGGCAAAAGTTGGGTTACAGCTGGATTTGTATTGTGGAATCTTTTTGGTGACCGAGACAAAAAAATCATGGTGGTGTCAGCTTCAAAGGCTAGAGCAGATGATTTTAGTTTGTTTTGCCAACGAGTCATTATTGACATGCCTTGGCTTAATCATCTTGCTCCAACAGACGATTCCCAACGGTGGAGTCGCATTAGCTTTGACGTAGCCGGAGCACGACCTGCTCAAAGCCCCTCGGTAAAAAGCGTAGGTTTGACCGGACAGTTGACGGGTTCTCGTGCTGACATTATAGTGGCCGACGATATTGAAACGCCCTCTAATTCAGCTACTGATTTACAACGAGAAAAACTCCTTCAATTAATTACTGAGTTTGAATCCGTATTAACACCTAAGCTGGACAGCCGTATCGTTTTCCTTGGAACGCCTCAATCAACGTTTTCTGTATATCGACAATTAAGGGAACGTGGTTATGTTCCGATGGTATGGCCGTCAAGATTTCCACGTTCACTTGTTGGGTACGAAGATGTCTTAGCAAAAGAACTTCAACAAGACGTCGAAGAACAGGGATTAGAAAAGCTTGCTTGGAAACCTACTGATACACGCTTTTCGGAACTGACTTTGCTGGAGCGTGAACAATCAATGTCTCGTAGCAACTTTATGTTGCAGTTTCAAATTGATACCTCCCTCTCTGATGCCCTTAAGTTCCCCCTCAAACTCAGCGACTTTTCAGTACTGCCGCTTGATCGGGAAAAGGGTCCTAGTGATTTGGTGTGGGGCTCCGATAAAGAGACTTTGCTGGACATGCCTGCTGTCGCTCTCCCTGGCGATAGATGGCACCGGCCTAAGGCTGTTTCGGAATTTGTCCATTACGGGCAAACCATTGTGGCCGTTGATCCGTCCGGACGAGGAAAAGACGAAACTGTGGCCGTAGTTCTGTCACAGATCAATGGACTTATCTTTATCAGGGACATGATGGCTACCCAAGATGGGTACTCCGATAAGACCCTTTGTGGGATTCTTCGTATGGCGGGAAGGTACGGGGCGTCTATGTGTCTCATTGAGTCTAACTTCGGTGATGGGGCTGTGATGGAGCTGATGAAGAAACACGCCCAAGAAATGAAGGTTGGTATGGCCTTTGAGGAAGTACGCGCTACTACCCGTAAGGAAGACCGCATCATTGACACCTTGGAGCCCGTCCTGAACCAGCATCGCCTTGTCATTGACCAACGCCTCATTGATTGGGACTACCGCTCAAACCCAGAGATGGCCCCCGAAGAGAGGTTACCAAGAATGCTCATGTACCAGCTGACACGCATGTGCCGTGAGAAGGGGGCCGTCAAGCACGATGACCGGGTAGACGCACTGGCCCTTGGCGTAAAATACTTCCAGGATGTGTTGGCTATCTCCGCAAAGGAACAGGAGATCGGCAGAACCCGACAACAGTGGTCCAACATGGTTGAGGGGTTCCTTTCGGCTCCGACTTTGGCAACCGATTTGCTCGTGGCGGGAAGCACCTTTGACGAGCCCATAACCCAGGAAGAGGGTGCCATCTTTACTTGGATCTAAATTCCTTGAAACCCCTTGCCACAACAGAGCCGGAAAGAAGGTGCCTACTATTACCCAGGGAGGTGGTGCTTCTTGGGGGTGGAAACAGCGACAAAGGGGGGAAAGAGGGGGGTTTCTTCTCTCTTTCCTTCTGTGGCTATTTCCAGGATTAACCATTCCCGTCGATAATCCCCCAGAAGGGACGGGTATGGGTATGGAAAGACAAAGGAGGAAGGATGACAAATTTTAACCTCCTTTATTATTACTATGTTAGTAGCGAAGCGCCCGTACATTTCCAGCCTAAGAAAAAAAGAAAAAAGAAACGACAAATAAAGATTCCTATTACCGTATATAACGCGGAGCGTAGCGGAGCTTATATTGTTAATTATCTTCATTAATATTAATAATAACAGTAATTATTCTTTTTATTGTTCTTAAAGGTAGAATGTATCACGATAGGTTAGATCAGAGTACTGACCGACCTATTACGATACAGCCATAAGAGAAAAAATGTTAAGTATTACTAGACAGTAAGACAAGTATTAGGTTCTGTTGGATAAATACCAACCAACCTTTTTTTTAATAACATTATTAATATTATGTGGAAACCAATTCCAACTTATTCAAACTATGAAATTTCTGATCTTGGAGAAGTTCGACGTATTGGCTCTATTAAACTGCGAAAGCAGGAAACACTTAAAGGTGATCATCCCTATCAATTTATAACTTTGTCTGCTGCTGGAAAACAAAAGAAATTTTCAGTTCATCGTCTGGTGCTTCAAGCGTTTGTTGGTCCGTGCCCCGACGGTTGTGAATGTATGCACCTTGATGATAACCCTAAAAATAACAAACTAGAAAATTTAAAGTGGGGAACAGTCAAGGAAAACCGCAGTACCATCAAACGCAAAGGAGAACATGGTAGTAACTCTAAACTAACAACTGAACAGGTACTTATAATTAGAGAATTAGTGTCGTACGGAAATAAACAAACTCTTCTTGCCAAAGATTTTAATGTTACGCAGGCGGCCATTAGCAATATGGTCACACGTCGCACCTGGCCCCACATTTAATTTTTCTTTTACCCTCCCTTTTTTTTCCTCATGCCTCCCTTTGAATCACCGTTCGCTAACGTGACCAAGCTTATCTGGATCACACCAGAAGCTGAACAACAGATTGAATACTGTGCAAGAGTCAGTAACCCAAAGGGACAAGATAAGATAGACACAACCGGAAAGTTGCTTCGCTATCTTGTAAAGCATAAACATTGGTCTCCCTTTGAGATGGCCTCAGCGTGTGTCGAGATAACAACCACGAGAGACATCAGTGCACAGATACTCCGACACAGAAGCTTTTCCTTTCAGGAGTTCAGTCAGCGGTATGCGGAAGTTTCAGCAGTTCCCGTTGTCCCTGAACTACGGAGACAAGATCATACAAATAGACAAAACTCTATTGATGATCTGGACTACTTGAGACAAGATCTCTACTCTTCAAAGATTCAACACCTCTTTGATGAGTCGTATCGTCTTTATAACGAGTTGCTTGAAGAAGGTGTAGCTAAGGAGTGTGCCCGAAAGATCCTTCCCATTAACAGCCCTACCCGGCTTTATATGTCGGGAACCATTAGGTCGTGGATTCATTACCTATCCGTAAGGCGAGAAACGGGTACTCAGTTAGAGCATAGGCTTATTGCTAATGAGATCTATCAAACCCTCAACAAAGAGATGCCAAACCTATGGGAAGTCCTTTAAGGGAACAAAAACTACTCCTGAATGAGTTCAAAGCCCTTTATCGGGTACTAAGGAGAGGAATGCCGCCGTGGGCTTCCTTTCTGGTGTTTGGGTTCCTGGTGTGGGTTGAAGAACGATTCATCCAACAGCGGGTGACTGCGACTGTTAATGAAGCGATTGAGGAGTATGAAACACTTCACTCGTCCCCAAAGGTGGTCATCCCTCCGCCCGTGTATTCGGAAACTGGAACGGACTTCTTTGATGAGATGAGGCTGACCGCCCCCTGGGTGGACCGGGAAGGGCCTTCTAAGCCGTCTTAGGTGTATGGACAGCCTTTGCTGGTTGGAGGGGCCTTGCTGGGGCTGCTAGGTGGGTGCTGATGAAAAATGAAATAAATTTACAAACCCCTTACGCCTGTGCGTGGCCGCCAGCTGACCCCCATGGCCCCCCTCCTGCCCGAAAACCAAGGCCACCCCCACCCCATCTATGTCCAAACTGTGTCCAGCCTGGTGTGGATAGGGCCAAACCCCTTGCCCTGACTGGGCTGCGTCACTGCTGAATAGACAGGTACGCAAGGATCTGGACACCAATAGCAGTACAAATGCACCATGTGCTACATATAACGCGGGCACACATGCGCTTATGCGCGTACACGCATTCTTTATATATAAAATCTGTGCCCATTAGGTTTTCTTATCATTGACATAAGCAACACTTATCAATAACCCCTTGACATTGGCAGGGGGTAGGGGTGATGATTGGCTCAGTTCAAACAAACACGATGAACACCACAACCGAGCAGCTGATCCACAACCTCACCGATGACAACGGCAACATCAGCTGGAGTGATGCCCGTTGTATTGCTAGGGGTCACGGTTTACTTGATGAGTTTATTACCGACCAAGTAACTAACCTTGATGCATACTTCGAAGTAAGTGGCATCAGAGCAGCACAGTTTGCCAATTGGCTAGGTTACTGATTGTTACAAGTAGGGATGAGGTCACAGCCATCCCCTCCTGTAGCACTTAAGCTACCAATTCAACCACCACCACCACCCACAAACCACAATGACCAACACTTATGCAACACTGCTCACAGCTCAAGAGATCAGAATTGCTATTCTTGAGTTAGGTGAGAAGTATGGTGAGCATGATGTACTGAGCATGATCTTACGAGGCATGAACATCAACGAGTTAAGAGAGAATCTTGACTACTTGACTGATGAGTTTGCCTCCTGATCGTTACACTTAGGGGACAGTTAATCGCGTCCCCTTACTGTAGCTATCAGCTACCAATCCACAATCACCCTTCATTAATCTAATGAGAGCCAACACTCGCCACATTTCAGGGATGCTGATGTTAGCATCACAAGCCGACATTATCTCGGG